GGTATGGTAATACCGCGTCGTTTATCACGTCACGTTTTAAAGATGGTAAACCGTCTGCGAGTGCGGGCAACTGCGAGTACGTTGCTTTTCTCGTGCTTGACGACATTGGCACCAAGAGTTTGCGTCCTCCTATCGAGCCGACATGGATAATGGAAACCTCACCGCAGAATTATCAGTGGGGGTACACGTTTGCTTTAGATGATATGCCCACTAAAGGTGAGTTTAGCGCCGCCATTAAAGCAATCGCTGACGCGGGCTATACTGACAGTGGCGCGATTAACCCCGTGCGTAATTTTCGCCTTCCTGCGTCAGTGAATTTAAAGCCTGACCGTGAGTCGTTTAAGTCTATCCTTGTTGAGTTTCACCCTGAGCGTGAATTTACCCTCGCGCAGATATGTGCCGCGCTTGATGTTCGCCCCGCTGACGCTGACACAGCGTTTGTTCGCCCAATGGCTATCATTGACACAGGCAACGATGAAGTGCTGGAGTGGTTGTCTTCTCGTGGCGATATTTTAGAGTCTGCTAACGCTGAGGGGTGGGTGGGCGTTGTTTGCCCTAACCATGCTGAGCACACCGACGGGCAGTTGATGGGCAGATACCATCCGCTTAACCGCGCTTACTGTTGCTTTCATGGGCATTGCGCTTCGTGGGACAGCCGTACTTACCTCGCGTGGGTGGCTGAGATGGGCGGCCCTAAACACTCACATGGTCTTCGTGAAGAAATACTTGCAGAGGTCATGCACACAGCGATTGGCAAACTCGAACCCACTGATATGTTCAGCACTGACGCGGCGGCTATTATTGCAGAGGTTGAGCAGAAAGAAATCGCACGTCTTGAGAAGGCGGAGTGGTATCAACGTTTTGCTTACGTCATGTCAGACGATTCTTACTTCGATTTGCAAAACCGTCGTGAATTCTCACGTCAGACGTTCAACGCCGTGTTTCGTCATGTGTCGTGCAAAAGTATTCACTCCGACCGTAAGATAGAGGCCGCCATGAGCTTTGACGAGAATCGTCAGGTGATGGGCGCTAGAGTGCTGGCAGGTATCACCTTTGCCGCTGGTGACTCGGTAATTGCTACGCGTGACGGTGAATTGTATGGCAACCGCTGGCGTGACGCTCGCCCAGATTCATCTCGTGGCGGAAATTTGGGTGGCAATATATCCTTGTGGCTTGACCACTGTAAATCGCTTGTTCCTGACGAGCGTGAGCTTAACCATATATGGGATTACATGGCATTCAAAGTGCAGAATCCGCGCGTTAAGATTAACCACGCTATTCTTCACGCTGGTGGTCAAGGTATTGGTAAGGATACGATGTATGCCCCATTCATTTACGCCGTGTGCGGCCCTCACCTGCGCAATTACTCACTCATGTCTACTGACACCATTCAATCTGCGTGGGGTTATCATTTAGAAGCGGAAATTATTGTCATTAATGAGCTTAAAGAAGCCGACAGCGCCGCGCGTCGGATGCTTGCCAACAAACTCAAGCCTGTCATCGCCGCACCACCTGAGATGCTGTCTGTTAATCGTAAAGGCCTTGCCCCATACAACCTTGTAAACCGTCTTGCTGTGCTTGCGTTCTCTAATGACCGTGTACCGTTGTCACTCGAATCGGGTGACCGTCGTTGGTTTGCTACTTGGAGTACGGCGGAGCGCTTGCCTCCGCAATCAGCTACCGCTATATGGAAATGGTTTAATGACGGCGGTGGGTATGACCTTATTGCCAACTGGTTGTTCTTGCGTGATGTGTCTGCGTTCAACCCTGCTGCGCCTGCGCCTATGACAGACTTTAAAATGTCACTTGTGCAGAATGGTATGTCCGCTGTTGAGTCGTCGCTTCTTGACATGATTACGCTTCGCATGGGTGAGTTTGCATCCGGTGTGATTGCCTCTCCTTTCCAAGCCATCTGTGAGCGCGCCGCTATGTCGTTTGGCAGTAAACAATTTCCACCTGCTGCTTTGTTTCATGCACTTGAAGAAGCTGGGTGGGCTGATATGGGAATGTGCAATTCGCGCTCGTCTAAGACTAAAAAGCACGTCTTTTGCGCACCTGAGTTTGCGTGCATGAGCAAGTCTGCGCTGCGTGATATGGCAGAGCAAAAACCTGTTGCAAAAGTTGTAGCGATTAAGTAGACTAGTTGCAACAATTCTCTCTAATTGTTAGTTCATGTGTTCCTCAATTATCGGCTCCGGGTGATTGGGGAATTTTTTTATTGATAGTACGCGCATAACAGCGCACCTGTAATGGCCAGACGCTCAGAAATAGGAGACTTGGGATTGGCTGAAAGTACGCCAACGAATACTGAGATTACTATCATTTAGAAAAAATTTTGGCATTTGGTTTCGTGGCAAAATTTTGCAAATCGTTTCGTGGCAACTTTTGGCCGTTCATTAGATTTGAAATCCTAGCCCCTACCAGAATTGAAATCCTGAGCCTTCATATATACGCGTTTCATCACATTCACGCGTGATTTTACGCGCGCGCCCGGCATTGGATAGGGTGTTTTTATAGCTTTTATCGGCTTGCTGCAAGCTGATTGAATGTTAGGTAATGCTAGGATAGTGCTAAACTATTTTTTGCAATGTAACGGGCTTTATATGTCGTTAAATGATAGACAATAAAAAAGGCCTGTTAAGGCCTTGCTATTGTTTGATGCAATAAAAAAGGGCGGTTATTAGCCGCCCCTTGTTTAGCTTTCCAGTAGAATTGCCAAAATGGCAAACTTTACCAGTATCAAAAATATTATTATCATCTTTCAACCCCAAAAAATTGAAGTATTGAAAATTGTATATCTCTAATGTCGTTTAAATCGTCGCTGTTTAAACCAAAATCCTCACAAAACAGCGTTTCGTTTAAATCGTCATAATACCACTCGCAAGTTAAACAATTTTCTAACTGTAACCTTAATTTTAAAGCAATGTCAACGCCGTAAATATCTTCTATTTTATTAATTGAATTTTTAATGTTATCAATTGTATTCATTGTTGCGCCTATTGAATCAAAGTTTTTAACGTTCTAAACATTGCCCGCGCGTCGGTTATACTTTCAAACGTTAACCAGCAAGCGTTAACGCCACGCGCGTCATCGCGTAACTTTACGTCGTACCCTACGCCACCGTTATGAAATAAAGATAATTCAAAATCATTATTAGTAATAACATCACCGTACCCGCATATAAAAGCGTAAACAGTACAACCGCCGTTTTTTAATTTAAATTTTTTCATTATTGCATCTCACGAATTGAAAATTTATAGCTAGATTTATCAAGTTTATATTCTTTAACGTTTGCATATCGCGCCGTTAAACGTAACCGCCCCTGAACGCGATATAAGTCTTTAAATAGTGCAATGGCTTGATTAAAATTATTAGATTCAATTCTATAATTGAACAATTCATCATCATTAATTAAATATGTTTTCATAATATTATTTCCAGGTATCGACGTAAATTTTTACGCCTTTAATAATGATATAGAGACACGCTACGTTAGAAAAACATGACGCATAAACGCGGTATTCTCTATTTCCAACTAGTGCTTTTTTGCCAGTGTTCAGCTTTTTACCGTAGCCGGTCGCAGTTTGCATTAGTCCGCGCGTGTGATACCACATAGGGGCGTCGATAAAATCTAGGTATATAGTTGTCATTAGTTGTCTACCCCGTACTCAATCGCAAACAAGGGGCGGCGCGTAGAACGTTCTATAATAACGATATTATATTGGTCGTCATCAATTGCACATTTACCCGCGCTTTTTTGCGTTAAAAAACCGTTATCACGAAAATATTTCAGTAATTTGCGCGCGTTCCAGTGTATTGCATCGGCGTCAATAACGCCCGCGTCATACCATGCATTCCATGTGTACCCGTCACACTCGCGCCACGCGTCAATTGATAAAATTCTATATGTTTTCATTTTGTAAGCCTTATTTTTATTAGGTGTAAAATTACACCGCATAACGCGCGGCGTTAACCACGCGCTACACGCTGGAATCTTTACGCGGTCCACGCCTTGCAAGCGCGCCGGCTTAAATAATAAACGGCGCCGCTATCTGATAGCCGATATTCTTTTACCATAGCGCGCGCCTCTTTTATAGTGTCAAACGCGTCGACGGTTTCAAGGTATCCGGCGCTTTTACGTTGAATGTAAATCATAGCGCAGCCCCTACTTTTGACGCGTCAAAACAAAATGAATACCCGCGCCCGTCTGCGCTGTCACCATATCGCATATTGTCTAAATTCCAATTTAATTCGTGTCTAGCCACTAAAGCCTTAACTGCCTCAAAATGACACGCCACGCCGTCGAATTCATGTGGGTATGAAATAGTCGCTTGAAAACCTTTGAAGTTACCATGCGCTGCCGTATAGGCTTTAATTCTACTCCCGCGTGAATTTGAAACGGGTAGATATTTAGTATGAATTGCAATCATTGTTATTTTCTCTATTGTTAGTTAGTGTAAGCGGTCGCCGGGATTGACGACTTGCAAAACATTATAAAGCAATAAACAGTAAATGCAATACTTTTTGTTACAAACGGGTATTTTGTGGTTAGCGGTAGGTAATATGTAGTCAGTTTAAAGGGTGATAGACTACCCACGCGCAAGCCCACGCCGTGCTTGACTTGGAAGGGTTGTAGTCAGTTGTGGGTAGTGTATTTATTATAAGATAAGAATTATAATATATACCATAATAATAATAAGGTATATAATAATATATATAAAAGAGCGGCGGTAAAATGACTGCCTACACTGCCTACAATCGCTCTAAGCCACGCCAACATTGGGCGCAGGCGTAGTCAATCACTATGGCCTACACTGCCTACACTGCACTACGACTGCCTACACTATCAGGGCAGACAGCAGACAGCAGACAGCAGACAGCAGACAGCAGACAGCAAGGGTGGCATTAGTGTCAATCTATTGACGCTTACCCTTGATAAGCTATAGTAATCAACGACATACAATAACGTCAAATAATTGACACTTAGCCTTAATCCCTTGCAACCCGCGTATTTCGTGGCTTCCAGCGATAGGGGGAGGTTAAAATAAAAAATAAAGCGCAGGCGGGGAGGACTTGACAAGACGACTGGCGGGGGCATTATCTCCAACGTTTGCATTTTTCCTATACTATTTGCATTTTCCATATATACCGTCAAATAAATGTCAAATAAATGACGCATAGGGGGGGGGGCGTTCATTTTCAAAGAGGGTGCAATAGATTCACAGACAAAAAAGCCGTTTCCATATATATTATAAATAATTTTTAACAAGCTAAGGATTCATGCGACCATGCAATCATTTCCATATTCACCAAGAGAATTAAAAGTTACAGAGGCGCGTCTGAGCGCAATTTACGAAGCGTCTGCGCTAGGGCTAAAAGGGGATAAGCTCGCGCTTGCGGCAGGGCTACTTCCAAGCGAGTATCGGCAGTTGTGCCAACTCGACCCAAACGTTGAGCTGATGGCGATGAAGGGCGCCGCTGACGCAGAGGCGCAAATGGCACGGGTGCTAAAAGAAGCCGCGCTAGGGGGCGATACAAAGTCGGCGTTAGCAATTCTCCAAAATATACACGGGTGGGCAAGTGCTAAGGAGCAGAATAAGGTGGCGTTTGGCATCACTAACGCGGACGGCACAGCGGCAAGTCTTGTCATAGGGTGGGAGTCATGAAGGTTGTCATCCCCTACAAGCCAAGAGATGTGTTTAAGCCTCTTCACGCGAGAAAAGAAAGATGGGCGGTTGTGGTCGCTCACAGAAGGGCGGGCAAGTCGGTAGCGTGTATTAATGAATTGATAAAGTGTGCTTGCACAGACTCTAGTGGGGATGGTAGGTATGCCTACATCTGCCCATACTACTCACAGGCAAAACAAGTAATCTGGGATTATTGTAAGACGTTTACAAAACCCATACCCAACATAAAGGTGAACGAAAGTGAATTACGACTCGATTTTCCAAACGGGGCGCGTATTCAGCTTTTTGGGGCTGACAATCCT